GCCAGCGTGACCAACGTCTCCTTGCGGCCCCATGGGGCCTGGAGGCCCTTGCGGACCCGGTTCGCCAGGGTCGCCTACAACTTTTCCTAAATCAATATCCGCCATAGCTTTATCTCTCCTTTATGTAATCGTTAAGTATAAATGTCCATTCTGTTCTATGTGGAAATCCTTCGGTTCTTCACCGTCCGCATAGGTGTAAATCAAATGTCCATTTTCGTTGATGTTTAAAGCAAAAATACCACTTGCAGAAACAGCGACGCCACTCATTCCCGGGGGGCCCTGGGGGCCTGGCGGGCCTTGTATTCCCTGCGGCCCTGCTGGGCCTATCGCTCCGGACGGACCGGCTGGTCCTGGAGCGCCTTCCTCTCCCCTGGGTCCCTGGATACCGGACATATCTGTCAGGAATACCCATTCTGTACCATTGTTGATGTAAAGCTTGGCCGTCGCGTCCAATTCCACGCTGCCCTGAATCGCCGCCATGTCGTTTTTGTTCGTGTTTGGAAAATCGGCTTCCATTTCCTCAACGCTGGCGTAGGAATGGTTAATGGTTAGAACGGAAGCCGCGCCGGTATCCTCATACTTTCCGGTCGTGGCGTTCCAAACCCACCATGTGCCATTTATGGCCTGTGCCGGTTTTCCGCTGTACTGCTTCGCAACATCTGCACTGAGCGCAGATTGGTCGGCGTAATTCTTTGATAGTGCCGCGCTGTTGGCAGCGTTGGCAGCGCTGCTGCTTGCTGCTGACGCGCTGTTGGACGCACTGTCTGCGTATCCTTTCAATTCTCCGCTTAGGATTCTGCTGACAGCCTCGTCGATTTTCTTGCCGGTATGTATGCTCTTATAGCTTTTCTCCGCCATGATTCGCCTCCTTAGTAGTAGACCAGAATGCAGCCGTCGCCGCCTACGCCGCCGTTGCTTCCCAACCCTCGTCCTTCAGCCGTTTTTTGCAGCAAGATTATCCTTGATGGCGTTCCAGGGTCCGTGCCTTGCGTGTATCCGCTTAAAGATGTATCAATCGCAGCTCCGCCCGCGCCGCCTTGACCGCCACCTCCGTTACCGCCTCTGCCGCCTACGCCAAGTCTGGTTTCCTTCGCGGGCGCTACAGCGTCTGCACCCTGGCCGCCAGCGCCGCCGTGCCCAATCGCCATTCTTTCTGACGTGTTCTTTGATGCGTAAGCATATCCATATGGTTCATTTGTGGATTTATAGCCGTTCGCACCAGCCGCCGCGCCGCCGCCCGCGCCATACATGCCGCCAGCCGTTATTGAGTAGGACATTGGGCGGTTGTAGTTATCATCGACGTATCCCATTAGGGCAGTACTACTTTTCGCGATATGTTCCAAATGATTGGGTCCGCCATAGTAGGTAATTCCGTTATAGACAAGGCTTGGACCAGGGGTTTGGCTTTCCAGAAACGCAACACCGTCTAAAAATCCGCCTCCCTTTCCTCCCGCTATTCCCGTCGACCCCCTGCCGCCATAGGTATTTCCGGTTATAATATCCATATACCCATAGTCGCTTGGGGAACCCGATGCGGAAGATACCGGCCCAAAGACGGTTGCGCTTCCATTTTGCCCTGGATTGGACGGGTCGTTTTCCAAAGCTCTGTCTTTCACGGAAACGCCCCCCGCGCCGCCGGTGCCGCAGCTATACGAAAACACTTGGCCGGGCGTTACGTTCAAGGTCGTCTGATAGATATTGCCGCTCTGCCCGCCCTCTCCGGGCAAGCCGCCGTCGCCGCCTGTTCCAGTCATAAGCAGCTTACTTCTCGTGTTCCAATATCCGTCGTATTCATCCTTTATGGAACCCGGTTCCGAAAGCTTTCCACTGTGACCGGAATAGCCGCCCTGTGCGCCGCCAATCGCCACGACATGGAGTTTTTCTTTTCCCGCCGGAACCACAAACGTCCCGACGCCTGTCAAAAGAGCCACATTCTCATAGACCCCGCCGCTGACCGGCGTATAACCCGCGACAAACTCTGTGTCGGCAAGCAGGGTTCCGCTCACGTTGATGTCCATTGAGGAGATAAGGCCCTCGTCCGGCTCATAAAACGGGTTGTTGAACCCTACGAAATCCCCTGGTCTCTCCGCGTTGACCAACATCTTCGACTTGATGGTTCGCGCGGAGGAATAATAGCTTGCCACGCGGTCCGTCACAGCGTCGCTATTGATTAAGTTGACAAGCGTTGCGTCCTCTACCCTGGCCACGTTCTTATCTCCGACCATATTGGACGTTTCCTGTGAAATGGTCCTGTGGACCTCTCTTGTCGTGTGGGTGTATCTTTTTCCGGTCAGTATCGCATGGCCGCCCGGCGACAGAGCGGCGTAATTGACTCCGCTCTCTAAAATGGAGACGCCAGACGCCGACAGGCTATGAACGGGTTGGTCAAAGGTGACAAGGATGCCGTTCAGAGTAGTCCCTTTCGGGGATACGAACGTCGCGGCTGTCACAGACCCGTCATACAGCGTTACCGTCTCGTCCAACGACGTGCTGAAAAAGCTGTGCTCAATCACAACGGCTTCGCTCACCGCGGCGGGATAGTCCACGCTGCCGCCCAGCATGAGCCGGTTATCCGGAATTTGGAACGGCACGCTGGTATTCAGCAATTCAAAGGATATATTCCCGTTGTTGCTCTTCTTGATCGCGACGCCTTGCGCGAACAGCAGCTGCCGCAGATTGTCCCGGCATGTGGAAATGGGAAGCCATCCATAAACGCGAATGCGCTTGACATTGTTCGCAACCGTGTACGGAATCGCGTTCCCAATGATATCCCACAAGACCTCCTCCATCGTCTGTCCCGTATACAGGCCGCCGTAATGCCGGATATTGCCCAGAAGACCAACGGCGGACACGCAGGAGATCGCGTAAAAAAACTTGCTCACCCGGCGTATGGAAGACATATAAAATGTGGAGAAAATGGTTTCGTCCCGGTAATAATCTACTCGCTGGCCGTAGGTGAACTGGCTCGGGTCTGTAACCAGAATGTTGAAGTAGGGACGGACCGTGAAAAGCCGGTCATCCGATGTGCGCATGCTGTCGGCGTCCGCTGGCGCGAAGGTGGTGCCTACCTCCTGGGAAAAGTCCATCTCCCCGTCCAGCGTGTCCACGCCCAGCTCTTCGAACGCAAGAGAGTTGGATAGAAATATTTTAATATTCTTGATCTTTTCCTCGTTGAAGGTTATTCCATTGCAGACTACTTTGTTTCTCGCCATCCGGTCACCGCTCCTCAAAAGTGACGCTTAGTCCAGTCCAACGAATCAAACCGTCCCCACCCATTCCGCACTCCTTTTGCGGCGTGGTCGTAAAGGTGCATTCTGCTTCGCGGTACCCTTTCGTCCTGGGGTCGTAAAATTGGACTGTTGCATAATCACGGCTCGGATCATACAATGTACTAATCAATGTATCGGACTGCTCTTCCGTTAGAGGCATGCAGGTTGCAGATATTGTGATTTTGTATGCACGAACATCATCCAGAAAGGAGCCATCCATCATAGTAGTTTGGTTTCCGCCCTGTATCTTTCGATAATTGCAGGTATATCCCCATGGTGTGAAGTAAGATGTATAATCCACACCATTTATTACAATACTCTTTCCCATTGTCTACCTCTTTACCAGAGATGGGCCAACAAGCTCTTTTGCTCGCTCATTGTAGCGGACCATCTTTCTCGCAAGGACCATGCCGTCCAGCTCAGCCGTTAGATTTATGGTGATATCCTTTTCATTGGTGCCGGATGTGTCTCTCATCATGTTAAATGCTGGTTTTTTTCCGTCGTATCTCCCTTTCGCCTCCAATCCAACTGACGCCGTTCCAAAGTCCATGCCGCCCTCTATCTGGCCTTTGATGCGGGAAAACTCATTGTCCCATCCTTCTCCAAGCCCGAGAGCCATGTTTTCACCGATTCCGGCGAATACACGGGATGGGGAATGGATTCCTAAAAAGTCTTTTACCCCTCCAACAATGTCTCCGAAAAATCCCTTGACATCCTCCCAAAATTCCCCAGCAGCAGATTGTATTCCTTCCCAAATTCCTTTTACAATTGCAACACCTACCTCCACTAATGATTTCAGAAGCTCTGGGATCGCCTCAATGAAAGCAACCCCGAGATTTATCATGATTTCCGGAACTTTTGCTAAAAGCTCGGGAAGCGCAGCTGCAATACCTTCAGCAAGAGCAATTATAATTTGCAGTGCCGCGTCGAGTAGAACAGAAAGATTGTCCGGGTCCGTCAAAATATCGACAATTTCCAAAATAATTTCCACAATAGAAGGAATCAATTCTGGACTAGATTCTGCAAGTTTTTCCGCCAGTGTCGTTATTATCTGTAAAGCGGATTCAGCAAAAAGTGGTAGATTTTCAATAATGACATCAATCAGCTTTTCAACTATTGATATTGCAGCATCAGAAAATTTATCTGTATTCTCTGTAATCGCACCAATCATAGCCTCAAGTAGAGCGATTGCGCCATCTATGATTGCGGGGGCATTTTCTATGAGAGAATCAACCATATTTGAAATGGTGTCGGACGCCATTTCTTGAATCTCATCCTTACTTTCAACTAGACCTTTCCCTATGGCACCAAGGATATCCATGCCTACGGTAAAAAGAGCTTCGTGATAGGAAAGGAATGCGTTGACAATCAACGGTATAAACTGGCCTATGTTCTCCGAAATGATTTCACCAGCCGAAAGAAACCCTTGAAAGATAAGCCGGATGATTCCTATACCAAATTCCTGCATTTCTGTAACATGGCTTGAAAGCCAAGAAGAAATACCTTCGCTCAGTGTAATAAGGATGTTATTTCCAGCCTCAAGAATTTCAAATCGCGCATCCAAAATCCCTGTTGCCAAAGACTGCATAAACTGCATACTGACATTCGCAAATTCTGGGGCTTTCTCTGCCAGCAGTGTAATTCCATCTGTGAAAACACCGGACAACGCCTCCATGAAACCGGATACGCCGCCGTTCTGAAATCCTTCAAGAAGATTTTGCATAGCCTTTGATCCAAATTTCGCAAAATCTCTTAATGTTGGCGTTAGCCCGTCAGAAATAGCAATCTGCAAGGATTCAAAGGCGCTGCCAAGCAAAGTTAAATCGCCTTGAAGGTTGTCGATCATTGTCGCGGACATTTCTTCCGCCGCACCCTTGCAGTCGTAAATTGCTCCGCTTAGCTTTTCAAAATCTTCTGGAGCCGCATTAATGATTGCCAGCATACCGGACATCGCTTCTTTTCCGAAAAGGGTGGATGCTGCGGATGCCTGGGTTGCTTCGTCAAGCCCTCCCATTTTTTCCCTAAGCTGAACCATGACATCTTGCAGAGACATCATGCTTCCGTCCGTATTTGTCAAAGAAATACCATACTCATCCATGACAGCCGCCATATTCTTTGTGGGGGATGCCATGTTGGTCATTGCTGTTCGGAGAGATGTGCCAGCCTGTGAAGCCTTAATTCCACTGTTTGCCATAAGACCAAGGGCGAGAGAAGTATCTTCCATTGAATAGCCAAGAGCTCCGGCAACCGGGGCAACATATTTGAAGGATTCACCAAGCATTGATACGTTTGTATTTGCGTTACTGGAAGCAGCCGCCATAATATCTGCAAGTCGGCTGGATTCGTCTGCACTTTTCCCAAACGCGGTAAGCGCGTCAGTCACAATATCAGAAGTAGTTGCTAGGTCTTCGCCAGACGCAGCGGCAAGGCTCATAATGCCTTCAATACCGCCTATCATATCCTCTGCTTTCCAGCCAGCCATTGCCATGTATGTCATAGCTTCACCGGCCTCAGAAGCGGAGAATTTAGTTTTAGCGCCCATTTCTAAGGCCTTATCTCTTAACGCATCAAATTCTTCCCCAGTAGCGCCAGAAATAGCGGATACCTCAGACATAGTTGCATCAAAACTCATGCCTGACTTTACAGAAGCTGCGCCAAACCCAGCAACAGCAGTGGAGGCCGCAGCAAATCCTTTAAGAGCTGACATGGCGGCACTTCCCGCTTTCTCTCCGACGCTCTCAACTGCCTGGAATCCCGTTGCAAGGCCTTTTTTAATCTTTCCTGCTACATTGACTATGTTATCTGCCGCTTTCTCCCAGCTCGCAGAAAATCGAGCGGCGTTTTTTTCAGCGTTTTCTGCCGTTTCATATTGGCTTTTGTCAATGTCTGCGTATGCTTTTTTCAAAGCGTCTGACTTGCTTATCCCTTGTTGTTTTTGGTATGTTTGAGCCAATTTCATGACATCAGATTTGTATTCGGCATTAGATTTTTTTACCTTCTCCATGCCTTTTTCATATTCGCTTGTATCCAAACCAATTGTCGCGAATAGCTCAAAAACGTTCACTCCCTCACCTCCCTCAGTTTCTTTCGTATGTTGGCAATGACATCCTTCGCTGTTCTGGTTTCCGCCGGTTTCGCGTCAAACAGCTCGGCAAAACGCATTTGCGGGTATTGGCCCATTTTTCTGTTTGAGTAATAGGCGGCGGAAGCGGCGCTGTTTTCAGAAATCAACCGCAGGGAATCCGTCACATAAATTTGGTATGCTTTTTCAAGCTCCCTATCGCGAATCAGCATGGGTAGTACGGTTATATACCCCCGGACCCGCAGCCGCGCGGAACAGGACAGGAGCGCCTTTAGGACACGTTCTCCTCCTGCTCCGCACACGATCTGAAAAAATCCACAAGCGCCTTGTCCTTTACAACATCCCGAATTTGTGACGCTGTTACCAAGAAATTCTGCTTTCCGATCGCTTCCAGCGTCTTTCCATTCAAGACGGACAGAATGCCGTACACGTCCGCGCGATGGTTTTTCAAGATGATGGGGACCAGAGCGTTGATTTTCCTGGCCCCTTCCAACATGACCTCCGATTTGCTTTTCATATGCTCGGGGTCAATCTTGCGCCGAAGCTCCTCGGTCAAATCGGCATCGATAATTATGTTGTTGATGTACGGCGTCAGCGAACAGAGTGCGTCCAAGGATTCATCGGTTGTAAATTCAGAAAGTTTCATCTTACGCTGCCTCCTCTTCTGGTGCTTCCGTAGTTACGCTAGTACTGAAAAACTCCATCGGCATTATGTCCTGGGTCTTGATAGAGACGTGCCCGGTCAGTTCCAAAGAAACCTGCCCTTTCCCGTTTTTTGTCGTCTGTAGGGAGAATCCGCCTGTTGAAAGTGCGTTAATCAGGCGAACCGCCGCCATCCCGCCGTCGGCTTTGTCTCCTACCCACCAGATATCCGCAAAGTCTGTCTGTTTCAGGTCGCGTCTGGGCCTGATTGCGCCGGTCGTTTGGTCGATATCTGCCGCGCCCAGGGAAAGACGGATAAGTTCCGGGGACATCCCCAGGGAAGTCGTGGAAAGCTTGCATTCCCAGCCGTCCAGGTGCTTAAACTCCATTAGGTTAGTCGGCGCGTTGTCCACATCCTCCGCGAAGTCGCTGTAGGTCGGGACACAGGTCGCGTTGATGCCGCCCGTTGTCGCACAAATGATGTCTTCGTCCGCCGGTTCCGCCGCTGTATCGGGGTCGAATTTATTGAGTAAAACGCCCGCGTCAAGCTGTAAGCCGGAAAATGCGTTTTGTGGAATTTTTGTGAATTTACCCATTGTTTGTTGTCCTTTCTTAATTTTCTGTTAGATATTCAGCGGTGACATTGATATAGCGCCGCTTAATGTTTGCCGATGTTTCATCTGCCAGGCTTTGACACCACGGGGAGCCGCGTTTCAGCCAAATGTATCCGCCGTCGCAGGGGAGGATTTTCCCACCCCGTCCAATTGCCTTGGACAACTCCCGCGCCTTTGCATTGGGAGGCCCCTCTTGTGTCGTGAAGTACCATAGATTTACAGTCAGTCCCACAGGTTCCTCCTCAAAAAAAGAGGTGATGACTTCGTATGTCAGGTATGGGAAAACCACATCGTCTGGTACTGCGGTAGATGGATAGGCCGCAATGCCAAAGCCGCTGAAAAACTGTTTGAGAGCCGCTTCTTTTGTCATGGAAAACCTCCAAGCGGAAAACAGGTAGCACTGATATATTGGTTCGCATAGGCATTGAACAGAATCCGCATCTTTTGTTTGTCTACATCACTTTCAAGGCCAAATTGCTTGATTGCCATATCAATTACCGCATCCATGCCACTGAAATCCACTAAAGGAGTATAGTCTTGGCAAATATCCGTGCATTGGCACTCACTCACACTCATAGTGGTACTTTGCATAGGACATCTGGAACCGCTACACTTTCGCTTTTTGTCGTTCATACAGTACCCCGCATTCTCATTTCATTGGCCGTTTTCCCACATCCCGGGCATTTGCATTGGTAAAAGATGTCGTTGTACTGACTTCCCGTTATGTACTCATCTTTTTCTGCCTCAAACAAACAGCCACAGGAACCACAATGAAAACGTTTTGTTGCTGAAAAGACCAGCTTTGGGTTGCCGTTTTGAATGATTTTCATATTGCTCTATCCTCCGGAGAGAGTGACCGAATGCGCTCAATGGCCTGCTCCGGTGTATGCCCATCCCACTCTGGTGCATGTCCCAGCTCCTTCACACGAAACAAATCCCAATACGGGTCAATGTCATAGTGATAGGTGGCTTGTCCTTCCGGCGTTTCGATTCCGACGATGAACATTCCGTCGTACATCGGCCCGCCGCCCTCATGGTGCCGTTTGGATTTCCAGGCAAGGTCGGGATGAGAATTGCAAATTATACTGAACAGGATTGCACGGTGATGGTAAAGCTCATCAAAGGTGTGGTAGCCATCAGAAACTTTCCCTTGCACAAATGGTGTAGAACGGAGGATAATCTTTCCGCAGTCCTTACACCGCCACACGCTCCGTTTCCCTCCGGCCATATTGGTTTCATCTGCGGTGATGTTTTGGACAAATTCAAGCGGCTTGTCCAGATGCTTGCAAAACAGTTTCATACCGCCCCCGCCTCCTGCCACGCCCTCCAGATTTTCGGGCCCTGAATGGCGATCCAGTCCACAAGTTCCTCGTTCTGCGCCCACGGGCTGTTTTCAGCAAGGCCGCACTCAAACAGGAAAGCGTGTACCAACTCATGCCGGATATTTTTCTTGCGCTGAATATCCAGTTGAGCCTTTACGCCTGGTTTCCCGTCGTCGCCCTCGTAGGTTTCCACAACGATTTCCTTTGTGGTTTCATCGCAAAAACCGTCCGAGCCATCCATTCGTGGGTCATCATGAACGCGCGTGATTATGTACTCAGTACCCAAAATATTGATTTTCATATCCGACCTCCTTTTGCATAAAAAAACCCGCCACCTCATACGAGATAGCGGGGGAATGGTTACTGTTATTTACTTTGTCATGCCATGTAGAACGCAAACGCAAACACAGAAGCAATGGCAACCGCCGCAACGCCAAATGTGCCGCACAGCGCCGCAACAATCCAAATCATAATTCTGTACCTTCTAATGATGAAAAATCAAATAGATTAACAGGAATATTACAGGCATCAAAAATACTTTGTACCATTTGCCCTATTTCTTTGTAGCTCCTACCTTCTTCAATCATTATTTGCCTTGTAATTGTAATCAAGTCAGCTAATTCATTATAGTCAGGAATAACAGGAATTGTCTCTAATGCAAAATTTTGCTTTAATGATTTAAGGAGCTTCTCTGATTTTTCTGAAAGGTGTAAGGATTCATCTTTATAAATAATACTGCATGGGAATATTCTTAGTGCTTCCGAAAATGATATGTTAAATAACTCACAACTAGAAATTCTAAATTTTTTGAAATATTTATGCAAGAAAAATTCATTTTCTACATAGTTTGTATGTTCTTTGCTAATTGCAAACCGTCCTATTTTTGTTTTACCGTACACCTCCGCACTTCGGACCAAATCTTTTAGTCTTTTGTATGGATTTTTAGTGCTACCAATTTTAATAAGTTCTTCTCCATATTCTAATATATAGAAAAATCCCATGTATTTATTTGACTTTGAACTATCTACCTTCAAAACCTCATTATGTTGCGCCCTCTCAAAAATTTGCAGCTCGCTCATTTGCGCACCTCCGCTTTGGCGGCGCGGTAGCCTTTGGCCTGACCGTATTTGAAAGCAAAAAGAATCGCTTCAAAGGTCGGCATATCGGACACCGCAAATGCTTGCCGTGTGTTCAACTGATACGAAATTGTCTGCGCTATGTCCATCTTCGTCCGCTCTATGTACCGCTGCATTTTCTCGATTTCGCTCATGGTGAAAAACCTCCTTGATTTTTCACCCGGAGGCTGGTAGAATGGATTTACCAAACCTTCGGGCGCGGTGAGTTGAAACAGTCTGTTACTTTCCACGGTGGCGGACTGTTTCTATTTTTGTGCCAAAAGCAGGTATATTCCCTGTCGGATTGCTTCACCTTTTGTAATTCCATGCTCCTTGCAATAGGATTCAAGCAGCCTTTCCGTATCTGCGTCAATCCTAATGCTAAAACGAGTATGTTTCGGGTTGTCCGACTTTGGCCTTCCCGCTGGTGACATCTGCATCACCTCCATTTATGTCACACCATTATTGTAATTAGATGTGACATAAAAGTCAAGAGGTTTTTGAAAAAAATTTCCGCTATGCCGAAACATAGCGGAAGGTGGGCTATCTCTTTACTGCTCGGATGGGTCCTGCTTCATGCCTTGACGAATTAACCGTTTGATTTCGGTCTGCTTGTGTTTTCCCTTCAAAGCTTCCAAAATATCCTTGTCGGTACGGTTATTCAATTTTAGGCCGACAAAGGTTGTATTTTTCTTTATCCAGTCCTTTCTCGCCTGTGTCTCTGCCATGCTCTCGTCCTTCTGGGTGGGGGCCAGTTTCCCAGCCCCGTTCCCGGTTACTTTTTGCTGATTGCGATTTGGTCCAGAAGTTCCACAATCTCGGCTTTGGTGTAGGTTTCCTTATCACCCTCTGTAAAGATAAGCCGCAGTTCGTAGAGCATTGCTAAGTCCATGCGCTTAATTTCAATTTCGCTCGGCATACTTTTAGCCCCTTTCTTGTAGGATGGCTTTATTATATCATGGGTTTAACCCATAGTCAAGGGCGTTTTCAGCAATTTTTCAGGATGACTTTCCCGGTAGGAATGCCGACGGGTTGTCAAGAATGGCTTTCACGCCGTGGTAATCCTGTCCCAGATTCAAAAGCCCTTGAATGATGCTTTCATATCGCATAACCTCATGGAGCTGTTGCGGGGTGAGAAGTTCCCGGACGTTGAAATCTTTCGGCTTGTCATACATTTCCCGTAATTGCCTGCCGTTGTAGCCCGTGACGTGCTTGTAGACGAGGTCGGTGAACTGCTTGTACGCCCACTTTTTGTGGGGGCTTTCCGGCAATACCTCTTTCAGAATGTCGGTGAACAGGCGGCGCTCTGCCTTAGAACGGGTGCGTATGATCTTCAACTCACGGTAACGCTTTTCAGCTTCAATGAAGTACCGACGAACCTGCTTGCCTTTTTCGTTCCGCTCAAGCATTGCCATTTCCTTTGCCGTGTCCATCGTCAGAAGATAGTCAATCAGATGTTTTGCGCCACTGACCTGCTCCATTTTTCTGTGGAGCAGACAATAATCCTGATTTTCTTCTGCGCCAACCTCGAGAAGCCGTTTCTTTACCCATGTGGAGAAGTCCTGTTTGCTTTCAAGCGCTTTCCACAGTTCACGTGCATCCACAACCTGTTCATGGAAGTTGCTCCCGTCAATGCAGTTTTTCTCATAGATACGAACGATGC